TTTAGTCAAGGTGTGTCGAAACCCTGACCTTCCTCAATGAGTTTAGATACGTAGTCCTCTGTCCCGTCCATGGTCTTTACCGCAAACAGGTTGGACTTCTGATATTTCTTTACCTTCTTGTACTTCTTGACAAGGGCTTGGACTTGTTCCTGTCCCATGTCCAGACCCTCAAACTTAATATTAAAACCGTTACTCATGACTTCTTTTTCTTCTCGGTTACCTTGGGTTCATAATCATACAGCTTAGGACTCACTGTACCCTTTGCCTGGGACATGTTCTTGAAGTCACTCCGATAGTTGTCCCAATAGTGATCAAAGATATCCGATTGTTTGTAGGAGGTAACGATATCAAACTTAGTGATACCATCCTGAAGATACTCTACAAGAAATGCACTAGTAGGAAGTTTCTTATCATCGGCAACCGTTGGATCACAGTCTTGATAGAGAAAGTTGATCTTATCACTCAAGACCTACCTCCCCACTGAATATCAGGATATGCTTCTTCAACCAGAGCACGGTTGACACGATAGACACTATGGAGTTGCTTGTCCTTGACCAGACAGAGAAGGTCAGCCTCGGTAGGATGTAGACCCTCAAGACACTGAATGAACATAGATTCACGACGAGTCTTTGACAGACCATCGTTACCACCTTTGACAAAGTGATACAGGTTTCTGTACTCCTTTCGGAGAGAAGTATGATCAGTTCCTACAGGAACCTCATTCCTCTGATAGGGGACCTCTCCCTCTGGAAGCAACGACTGTACGGTGTCATCGAAGTTCCAGATCATGAGTGACTTCAGGGCATCACATTCATATTCTTTCAGAACCTCAACCTTCTTAGCCTTGGACCGTTGCTTCGAGACCAAATCAAGGATCTCATGCATGAAGGGGTTGGGGGGTAATTTAGTTTTAGCTGCTGGCATCGGTATAATGATTTTGTTTCAGTATAGTGGATAGTGGGTGGAGTGTCAATCCTCTGACTCAAAGTCCTCAAGTCTGTTATCAAATCTGACTGCAAGGATGTCGTCTGCAATGATCTGTCCATTCTCATCAAACATTTCTGGGTGAGTAGGAATGTATTGAGATGTTCTATCGATGGCATACTCCTTAAGGAGATATCCTACAACACCTCCAACAATTAGGAACATGAATGAAATAATGGCTGAGAACGTAAGTGTGACTGCTAACATGTTAGCCCTCCTTTTTTCTTATGTCAAATTGAATGTCTAAGAAAAAATGGATCTCTCTTGATAAGAAGGATACCATCTTTCCAAACTTAAACTGAAAAGTCTTAGGTGGTGACCTCCTTTTTTTATTTCTAAGTAAAAGCTCAAACCCCTTGTTCATACTAGGGACTTCAAACTTTTCATTATTTAGTGGTCCTTCTTTTTCTTCCAGGTCTTCTGTCATTCTTGTACCTCTCAGCGTCACTTAAAATTTTCTCTAGGTAGTTCTTGATCTTACGACCCTCTGGCTTACCCAGGTGACCATAACCTTCCCGGAGTTGTCTGTGCATATCATCACCACCACCCTCAAGATAACCCTCAAGGTCTAGGACCAGGGACTTAATCTCTGAGGCAGTACAACTCATCAAGAAATGTTCAATGACTGTTCTGGATACCTTTGTGTCTCTAAGATACTGATACATATCGAGAACATATCGACCATAGAATACATGATCTATGGCATGTTCAACGATATCGTATAGCTCTTCTTCCATTACACCAATTTATTCTCTTTGAGATATTTAACAGTTTCGACGCATCCCCCTAGTTTTTTACCATCGACTTGGATCTGAGGGAAGGTAGAACCGTGTCCGAACTCACTATAAAATTCGTTCTTGTCAAAGTCCCGTCCCAGTTTATACTCCACATATCTTTGTTCTGCTAATGTTAAAGCCCCGATTACTTTAGTACAGTGAGGACAACCATCTTTAGAGTAAACTGAGAAGTTGTTCATAGTAGTATTAGAAACGGTATAGAGATTGTTATTAAACCTAATAGATAACCCACTGCCTCTTTAAGCAGTGGGTTCATACTGTGATCATTCATCGATTGAACTATTCCACTCTTTGAATGATGACTGACAATCAGGAGGTTCAGGATCTTTGTATCCCTTAATCTTCTTCCATTTTTGTCTCATGGCCATGAGACGCCATGAAGATGCAAGACTATCAGGACCATTCTCTAGTAACTCCAGTTCCCTTTTGTCACTAGTGAATGATTTGTATTCCTCTCTCCAGTTGGAATCGTCGTATGTCATGTGGATATTTATTGGATTTTAGATACCAATGCATCTGCCTGTTCGGGTCCGAGGATACCAAGCTTACGACGCTTCTCCATGCTCTTGGTGGTCAGGAGAGTGGCAGCAGTGATAGGAGGAGCGACTGCCAGGGTGAAACCAAAATCAACCAGAGCGATAGGGAGGGCAACTACAGCAGCACCTGTCGCAGCGATGGTGGGTAGCCAGTAGTTTGTCTTCACACTGTACATGATAGAGACGATGGGAGGGATGGTGAAACCATGGAGAAGCCACGCAATACCAAGACGGACCCTCGCTTGCTTGGCATCGTTCAGTTCTTGTTGCTTCTGGATAAATTCAGCGTTGTCCATAAAAAAAGAGGGTGTAACCCCTATAGTGTATCACTCCCTGCCCTGGTCGTCAAGAGAAACCTTTCTTCTCTCTGACCTTGTGGTGTGGATTCTTTTTGTGGTGAGGGACATCCCAGACTAATGAGATTCTATCCACATCTCCTATGTTGTGGGCACTGTGTGGTAGTTTATTATTAAACCAAAAGAATGTTCCAGGTTCAACAATCATCTCTTCATTACCTACAGTGTAGTGATACCTAGATTGAAGGGACAGATGATACCTGTCTTTCGTTAAGTAGTAAGCACCTTCATCAATATGTTTTCCAACCCGTCCATCAGGTCTTAATTTAAAAAATGCTGCCCTACCTAAACTCCTCACATTATTCTTCTTCCAAAAGTCAACAACCTCTGGATAATGATCAAAGAGTGGAGTTTGTTCTAGAAACTCAGTGTCTTTAGGACTCTCACCGTCTTTAACTCTTGCCCAAACTAATGGTAAAAATCCATAGGGGTCTTTATCCCCTCCAATAGTATCAGATTTTAATGTAGATACCCAGTCCCAATCATCCCAGTTATCATACACTCTATCTAAAAAAGGTTTGGGGTTAATTCCTGTTTTAATTATTTTAATATGCTTAAACATAAAAAAAGGAGGGTGTGACCCCTCCAGTATATCAGTCTTCACCCTGTCTGTAAAGGTCTTCAAGTCGTTCCCTTGATAGATCGACATACATGACTTCTTCACCTGCCACAGGGGCCTCGGGATGACGATTAGTAACAATCGGTCTGTCCATCATACTGATGGCTTTGATGTTTGCGTACATCAATGCAAAGGCGCACCCCGCAATGATAGCAAAGACTGTAAAGTAAAGGATTGCGATCATGTCTTTAATTTACGGACGATTAGTTCATCAATTGAGAATAATCCACCCCCATTGAGGACGAGACATAACGCTCCTCCCCAGTATAGACCAAGTAATTCTAACAAATAAATGTTGAAACCACTTGTAATAATAGCATGGTAGATTGCGATGGTCATTGTACCAAAGATTGCCAAAGCTCCAAACCTTACCCCAAGTCCTGTGATTAACATCCAACTACCAGCAATCTCAGAGAATGCTGCAACATAAGAAAGGAAAATGGGGAAGGGTAAGTGAAGTGGTCTGACAAATGCATCGGCAAAGTTATCAATGTCATTCAGCTTCTCATATCCATGATGGATTAAAAGAACTCCGACACAAAGTCGGAGAACAAGAAATCCTAATGACGATATCATAGTGCGTTGCCTCTTGGAAGTACTTCTTCAGGAAATACAAAGTCCTCATGTGGTTGGTCTGCTGGTGCTAACCAAGCACGGAGTCCTTCGTTCAGAAGAATGTTCTTAGTGTAGAAGGTCTCAAACTCAGGATCCTCCGCTGCACGAATCTCCTGAGATACAAAGTCGTAAGCACGTAGATTAAGAGCGAGTCCAATAATACCGATAGAACTAGTCCAGAGACCCATGAC